GAGCGATTGGGAATCGGTGGCGGAGGCCCTGAGGACCGGGGCCCAGGCCAGAGGGCCGCTGTGGCTGCTGCGCCCCCCGGCCCCCAGGCCAGGAAAGCCCGCGACGATCGCCGAGGGCGAGAAGCTGCGCGAGTTGATGAATCTGTGGAACTTCGCGCCGCTGGATCCTCGCGACCCCGAAGGGCTCAGCGAAGCGGACGCCCTGTTCGGGTGGCAGGGCACGGCGCTCCTGGGCGCCATCCCGCCGTTCAGGCCGCACGCCAGCGTCAGCGGCGGAGCCGGGGCCGGCAAGACGACGCTGTCGCGCCTGCTGCAGGCGGCGGGCAGCGCGAACGCCGGCGACCTGTTGGACAGCTTCTCGGAAGCGGGCCTGCGCAACGGCCTGTCGGGCGAGGCGCGGGCGCTTTACCTGGACGAGGCGGAGCCCAGCGTCGACGGGCAGGGACCGGTCGAGAAGGCGCTGGAGGTGCTGCGCCGCATGTCGACCGGCGAGGGATCGACCCGTCGACAGGGCGACACCGGGGGGCGGACGGCGGGACAGACCGCCGTGGGGTCGGCCTATCTGGCCAGCATTCTGCCGGTGCAGCTGGGCGACGCCATGGCCACGCGGGTGGTCGAGGTGCGGTTGAGGCTGTTGGGCAAGGCCAAGGGCGGGGCCGACGAAGAGCTGAAGGAGGCGATTGATTGGGCTCGGGAGATCTCGCCGCGCCTGCTGGCGCGCGCCGTGCGCGAGGCCAAGCGATACCGGGCGGACGTCAGCCTGCTGAAGGCTGCGCTGGGGGAGAGCGGGCAGACGCCCCGGGCGGCCGATCTGGTGGCGGCGCTGGCCGCTGGGCGACGGCTGCTGCTGCACGATGAGGCTCTCACGATCGAGACCGCGCGGGAGGAGGTCGCCAGATGGTCGGCCCTGATCCGAAACCGGGAAGAGACCTCGGCGGCGCAGAACCCGGGGCAGGCGTGTCTGTCGCGGATATGGGCCATCAACTCGGGCCAGCATTCCAAGGATCGCCATCTGACCATCGGCGAGATGATCCAGGAGCAGCTGGAAAGCCCGGGCTTCCACGAGAAGGTGCTGAAGACCTTTGGCCTGAAGATCGAGAATGGGCACGGCGCCCATGAGCGGCCGGGGCCATGGCTGCTGATCTCGACCAACCATCCGGCCCTCGCGCGCGCGCTGGCGGGGACGCACTACGCCAACTGGCGCGGGGTTCTCGAGCACCTGGCCGACCTGGGCGAGGCCTATGCGCCGCGACCGCTGCCCACGCCTGTGCGGTTCGGGATGCACCAGAGCCGCGCCTTGGCCGTCCCCCTGACCCCCTGGCTAGAGAGGCCGGTCGGATTGGGGGCTGATCCGGCGGAGGTGACGCCGTTCGAAGCGCCTGTTTGGGACGCCCCAGGCGACCGCGCGTCCCGCCCTGCGTCCCACGGTGAAAGCCATGATTGATCGGGCTTTGAGCCGGGCTTGGGACACCGGGACGCATGGGACGCGACCCCGGCCCCATGCGGGGGCGCACATGCGGGAGCGCACGACGCCACAGGTGCGTCCCATGCGTCCCGCGCGTCCCATCTCTGTTTTTATCGATTGTTCTCAAAAAGATAAGTGGGACGTTCAGCCGGTACGCCGTGGGACGCCCGAAACCAAAGCGAAGGGGCTGCAGAAGTGACCGCGTCGACCGCTCTATCCGCCCAAACCGGCAAGGCCTGGTATGTCGTGGTGACCCACGCCCATCAGGAACGGCACGCCCGGTATCAGCTGGAGCAGCAGGGCTTCAACGTCTATCTGCCGCTGGTGCCGCCTCCCGCCCGGGCCCGCGTTCGGAACGGCGTGGCGCCGTCGCCTCGACCGATGATCCCGCGCTACCTGTTCATCGAGATGGATCTCGACCAGGACCGTTGGCGTGCGGTCTACTCGACCATGGGCGTGACGGAGGTGATCACGCGCGGCGTCGGTGAGACGGCTCGGCCCTGTCCCATCCCCAGCCGCTTCATCACCGAGATGAAGGCCCGCGAGGTCAATGGGCTGGTGGTGTTGCAGCGTCCTCGTAATGACAACGAAAAGGCCGCTCCAAAGGCCTGCCGATACAAGCGCGGCGACAAACTGCGCCTGGCTGGGCCGACAGCCGACTACGATCTCGTCTTCGAAGAGATGGTTGACGGCGACAGAGCGGCAGTCGTATTCACCCTGCTAGGGCGTGATTCGCGCCAGATCATTGCACTGCCGTCAGACGAATGACGCGCAGTGCGGTAGCCGTCCAGCCTCAGCCCGTTCCGACCCACCCGCCCAAGGCTCCGCCCGGGCGGGTTTTTCATTGCCTTTCAATGACTTGTGTCGCGGCTAGGCGGACCTTGGGTCCTTCCCCCCATTTCTGACCCTATGCGGTGGGGCAGAGCGTTTTCGTTCCCTAGTGAGCGATGTTTCGAGGGGTGCAACGGGCGTTGCTGACGCAACAGGGAGCGCAACGGCATGACAGAGCCCTTCCTGCTCGATGGTGGATCGTCACGGCGCTGGGTCAGCGTCAGCGAGGCGGCGGCGCTGGAAGCCAAAGCCGGGCGACCGATCAACAAATCCTCGATCTCTCGCTTTATCGCGCGAAATGAGGACCTGCCCGTCAAGCGCGATCCTCAAGGGCGCGTCAAAGAGGTCGACTACGACGCCCTGATCCGCGCGCGCGGCGAATCCCTCTCGGTCCAGGACAGCCGTCAGGTGGCGGAAGCGCCGTCGGCGGCGCCTGCGGGCCCGGCGGGATCTCGGAAGCGCGCGCTGGAAGAGGAAAAGCTCGAACTCGACCTGGCTGAGCGGAAGGGCGAGCTTCTGTCGAAGGCGGCGGTGACGATGGCGATCGAGGCCATGGGCGTCGCCTTCACCCAGGCGCTGGAGCGCCGTCGGCGCACCCTGGCCACTGAGGTGGCCGGCATGAACGACGTCCGCCAGGCCGAGCATGTGTTGAAACAGGCGGACCAGAAGCTGCTGAACAATCTTGTGGTCGAGCTGACCAAGCTGGCGGGCGGCTTCACGGAAGACGAGCTGGCGGCGGCCTGACATGAACCTGTTCAGCAGCGCCGAGCTGGCGCGGCAGGCGGCGTCGTTGGTCATGGCCATGGCGACGGCCGTGACGCCTGCCCCCGATCAGATGATCAGCGCCTGGGCGGAAGGGCGGGTCAACATCCCCGGCGAAACGGGAACGACGCGCGAAGGCGAGTTGTCTTGGGACGGGTTCGAGTACCTGATCGAGCCGCTGGACCGGCTTCACCCCGATGATCCGGCCAGGACGGTCACCTTCGTCGGCTCCGCCCAGATCGCGAAGACGACGATCGGCGTGCTGGCCACGCTCTACTACTCGGCCGTGGTGGCTCGCCCGTGGGGCGTCGCCCTGCCGAGCGGCGACGAGGCGCTGAAGTACAATCGGACCAAGTGGCAACCGCTTGTCGACGCCACGCCCGAGCTGCGCCGCAAGATCCGGGCGGTGACATCGCGGGACGAGCAGGGCTCGACCAACACCTACAAACGATTCCCGGGCGGGTACGGACAGTTCTTCGGCACGACCAGCGCCAAGCCGCTGCAGATGGTCACCTTCTGCCTGGTGGTGAAGGAAGAAACGCCGAACTGGAGCGTGTCGGTCGGAGATCGCGGCGACCCGCACAAGCAGATCAAGGTCCGCCAGCTGCAGTGGGAACTGGCCGGCGCCAAGACCTTTCACAACTCGACGCCCGGGCTCGTGCGCCGATCGGAGGAGAACGAAGGCGAACTAACCGGCTGCCCGGTGACTGCCGATTATCGCCTAGGCGACCAGCGCCGGCTGTACCTGCCCTGTCCCCATTGCTCTGGCCTGCCCGGCGGGGTGCTGATCCGTCTGGATCGCGAGATGATGATGGGCGTGGAGAAGGGCGAAACGCCCCACTTCAACTGCCCGTCATGCGGCGGCGTGATCGAGCATCGGCACAAGCGTGGGATGGTCGAGGCCTGTCACCCCTACCGCGAGCCTGCGCACGGCGTGCGCGGCGGCTGGATACCGACTTTCCCATCGACGGATCCTCAGAATCCGGCGCCGGGCGCCTTCATCGCCGTCAGCGAATACGAGGCGTGGCGGGAACGGCCGACGGAGGGGCGGCAGCCCAGCTACCATGCCTGGCAGGTCGTATCGGACGCCGTGGATTGGGCCTACATCGCCGAACAGATCAGGGATGCGAAGGACGAAGAGGCGAAGATCGCCCTGCATCAGCAGATCTTCGGCGAGGCTTACGAGGTCACCGTCCAGCAGGCCGATGTCGACAAGCTGTTGGAGCGTCGGGACGGCCGGTTCACCAAGGGCGTGGTGCCGTCGGGCTACGAGATCGTCACCATCGCCGTAGACCTGAACGGCGACTGGGCCCAGTGGACGGCCTATGCCTGGGGGCCCGAGGCCGAGCACGTGCCCATCGACAAGGGGCGGATCGAGGGCGGGCCGTCGGAGCCGCAGATATGGGCCGAGCTGGCCGAGCTGGAGCGCAGACGTTGGCCGCATGAGGACGGCGGGTATGTCGCCACGGAAGTTCAGGGCGTCGATTCCGGCTACGGGACTTTCCACGTCTACGCTTACTGCTCGGCTCACGGGAAATCGAAGGCGTTAGACGGCGCTGACGGTTGGGGGCGGATGCCGCTTCGCCGAGGCGCGAAACAGAAGCTGGAAGGGCCTGAGGGGCGAGTGGTTTCGTGCCGGACCTGGCGCGTCGGCACCTGGGATCTGAAGCGGACGCTGATGAACGAGGCGATACCGCTGAGCCTGGAAGGGGAGAAGGGCGCCCGCGCGCCGCGTCGTCCTCATTGGCCGGGTTGGGTCGAGCGGGACTTCTTCGAGGAGCTTACCGGCGAGGCTCTGGTCTCTGTCCAGGACAGCAAGACGGGCGTTGTGAAGGATGAGGCCTGGGTCCGCGTCCGCCGCCGCAACGAGGAGCTGGACCTGTGGGTCTACAACCGCGCGTTGGCCGCTTCTCTGGGCATCGGCGTTCCCGGGGCCGAGCCGGACTGGCTCGAACTGGCGCGTCGTCGTCAGGCTGAGAAGGCCGGTCTGGAGGCTCTGTGGGAACGCCCGCCAGCCGGTCAGTCGGAAACGCCGTCCGCGCCCGCCGCCAGCTCGGCCGAGGTCGCAGCGGCCAAGAAGAAATGGAGCTTCTAATGGCGCTGACGCCCGCAGAGACCGCCCAGTTGGCCGCCTTCCGCGCGGCCTACGCCAAGATCATCGCGGGCGGCCAGGTGGCCGAGATCACCAGCAACGGCCGAACGGTGAAGTACGCCAAAGGCGATATCGGACGCCTCGAAAGCGAGATCGCCAATCTCGAGGCCAAGGCCCTGCAACTGGACGGGGCGCCGCTGCGCCGTCGAGGCGCACTGAGCATCCGCCTTTAACGATCTACGCCGTCAACCGGCCTCCCGCCCCGGGTTCGGGGAGGCTCTCGGCCGCCGGCGGTCCCGACTGCCGACGTCGGGGCGGCGCCGCCTTCGCACCCGGATTTCATCACATCGAGGAGGCCGTCATGAGCCGAACCCCCAAGTCGCCCGCCGCCGCGCCGGCGTCAGAAATCGTCGTAGCGAGCATTTCCCTGTCGAACGTGCCCGCCGTGGCCGCATTGATCGTCCTGCTGGACGCGATGCGGGCCCTGGTGAGCTTTCCCAGCCGCCCCGTGCCTGACACGCTGGTAGAAGGCGTCCTGAACGCCCGCCGACAGTTCAACGAGGCGCTGAGCGCACCGTTTGAGCCCGTGGCTGTCACCGGATCGGGCGCTTACGATGACGCTTGGATCGGCGAACGGTTCGATAAGTTCGCTTCGTTGATCGATGAGCGCTTCGGCTTTCTGGAGAAGGCCTGCGAAACCCGTGATGAGGCCCTCAAGACGGGGCTTGCCGCCATTGATGAGCGCTTCGAAGGCCTGGACGAGGCTCTGAAGGCCCGCTTCGCCGCCTTTGATGAGGCAGGCAACGCCAGCGCCGGAGAACTGGCGTCGCTCCAGTCGCGCCTTGCAGCCCTGGAAGCCCGCGCGACTGCGCAGGCCAAGGACTGAGCCGCGCCATGCGCACGCCGTTCGCTCCCTCAGGTCTGGTGTCCGCCTCGGGCCGGTCGATCTCTCGCCTGGAGGTCGCCCGCGCGCGCGCCGTGGCGATGACGGATACGGCCGCCATGGGCGGAACGCCGTCCTATGAGGGGGCGAGCGGCCATGGCACCTATTTCGCCGAATGGCCTGCCCAGCTCGGCTCTGCGGACAAGCAATGGCTGCCGAACCGCGACCGCGTCACCGCGCGCGTGCGGGAACGGGTGCGCAACGATCCCGTCGCCGCCTCGGCGCGGTCCCGTCGCGTCAATGCGGCCGTCGGCAAGGGCTGGCGGGTCAAGTTCAGGCCGAACGCGCGCGCCCTCGGCATCGATAGAGAGGCGGCGCGGCAGCTCGGCGCTGATCTGAGCACAGAGTTCCAGCTTTACGGCTACGGCCACGCCTTTACGTCCGACGCTGAGCGCAAGCTGACCTGGGGCCAGCAGCTCCGACTGGCGGCGTCGCATATCGTGGTCGACGGTGAAGCGCTTGGGCTGGGCGAATGGGCGGAAGACGAGGCCACCCGGTACAAGACGCGGCTTCGTCTGGTCGATCCTGACCGGCTGAGCAATCCGAACGGTCGACCGGATCGGGACGAGTTGCGCGGCGGCGTCGAGTTCGACGCCTGGGGCGCGGCCGACGCCTATCATATCCGCGAACGGCATCCGTCCGATTTCGGCGGTCCTGGCCAGTTCCGTTGGCAGAGGTTCGAGCGCTGGACCGAATGGGGCCGGCCGCAGGTGTTCCATTGCTTCGAGCCGGAACGGGCCGGCCAGACGCGAGGCGTCAGTCGTTTCGCCGCCGCGCTCAAGAGTTTCCGCGCCCTGTCTCGGTTCACGGACGCCACGCTGCAGAGCGCCACGGTCAATGCGCTGATCGTCGCCTTCATGAAGTCGAACGGCGGGCCGGGCGCCGTCAGCGAGAGCTTCGAGGCTAAGGACGTCAGGGAGTTCGAGACCTGGCGCCAGGATCATTACAAAGAACACCCGGTCAATCTGGCCAACGGCGCCCAGATTCCGGTCCTGCCTTACGGCGACGAACTGCAGCTGCAGACGGCGTCCAAGGATGTCGCAAGCTTCGACGCCTTTGTGCGTTCGATCCTGCGCCTAATCGCCGCTTCGCTGGGCGTGACCTACGAAGAGCTGTCGATGGACTATTCGCAGACGAACTACTCGTCTGCGCGTGCAGCCCTCGTCCATGCCTGGGCCGAAACCGTCGCCTTGATGGGGTTGATGGAAGACCAGCTGGTGAGGCCGTTCGTGGTCGCCTGGGCCGAAGAAGCTTTCGACCGGGGCTACGTGCAGATCCCCGAGGGAGCGCCGGACTTCTACGACGCGGTCGACGCCTACTGCCAAATCCACTGCATCGGCCCGGGTCGGGGCTTCATCGATCCGACCAAGGAGATCGACGCAGCCTCGGCGCGCATCGAGGCCAACGTCAGCACCCTGGAAGACGAGTGCGACGATCAGGGCAAGGATTGGGAAGAAGTGCTGGAACAGCGTGCGCGCGAAATGGCCAAGCACCAGGAACTGGAACTGCCCATGCCGGGCGGAGCCTTGGAGCGCGCCGCCGCAACCAGCCGAGATCCGGCGCACCAGGCCTTCCTGGATCAGCGCACCGCCGCCTGAGGAAAACACCATGCCTGACTACGCCTCTATGGCGGCCCGCTATGCCGGCCGCCCCCTTCTGTTGACGCCGGCGGCCGCCCGAGATCTGGCGCTGCGTATCCGTTCGGTCGATCCGCGCGCCTTCAGCCGTCCGTCGCGTCTGGACGCCTTCCTGCGCCGCGTAGGCCTGGGCCACGCGCCCGGCGACAGCGCGCGCACGGCGTTCGCCTGGGACGACGAAGGCGAGGGCGCGCCGTTCGTCCCGATCGAGGAGCGTCTCGCCTATCAACCGCGCTGGCTGGGCGAGGTCGAGGACACCGGGTTCTGCTGGTCGCTGAAAGACGGCGTCGCGCTCATTGAATGCGACAGCCCTCTGGTGGAACGCGGCGACGAGTTCTGCGGCGTCGTCTGGCACGGGTACGACACCCTGCTGATGGCCATGCGCGAGGCCCTGGGGGACGCCCGCGTTCGCGGCGTCTTCTTGCGCCTTGATACGCCGGGCGGCGTCGTGGCCGGCGGCCTGCCGACCCTCGCCCGCTTCATGCGTGAAGCCCGGGAGGCAGCCGGCGGAAAGACGATCTGGACCTACGCCGATATGGCCTGTTCGGCCGGTTACTGGATCGCGGCGCAGACCGACAGGATCATCGCGCCGAGCGTCGGCTACGTCGGTTCGATCGGCGCCGTCATGGTGCATGAGAGCCATGCCGGATCGCTGGAGCAGGACGGCGTTGAGATCACCACCATCGAGTTTCCCGAGGGCGGGGTGAAGACGGACGGCGCCTGGTGGAAGGCGCTGAGCGAGAGCGCTCGGGCGGCCTGGCAGGCCGATGTGAACCAGGTGGGCGCCCTGTTCCTGGCCGATGTCGAGGCGGGGCGATCGAGCCTCACCCGCGACCAGCTTTTGCAGCTGAGGGCCGACGTCTTCATGGCCGAACACCAGGACGAGGCCCGATCGGGCGTCGCCCTGGGTCTCGCCGACGAGATCATGGACGAGGAGCAAGCCTTCGCCGCCCTGGTCGAGCACGTTTCTTCCGAGCCTGTTTCAGGAAGCCAAGCCGGCGCGTCGGGCTCGCGCGCTTCGGCCCAAACCGAAAAGGAGGCCGTGATGGCCACGAAACCCACGGCGGGCCGGCAGGCCCGAGCGGCCGCCCAGGTGGCCCAGGCCGAGAAGGCGCTGCGCCTGGCGCAGGCGAACCTTGCGAAGGTCAAGACCGGCGCAACTGCGGCGGAACCTGACGAGGACGACGAGGAGGATGGCGGCGCCGCCGGTCAGGGCGGCGCCTCGGCCGAGGAAAAGGACCGGGACGAAGACGACGACGAGGATGACGACGCGCCGGAAGCGTCGGAAGGGGGCAACGGCGAGGCTTCCGCCATCGCCGCTTCGGCTGAGGCCAAGAAGAACCCCGCGCTCGCTTTGGCCGCCATCCAGTCGGGCCAGACGCTGGCGCAGTTCAAGGCGTCGGCCGCCGTCGCGGGCTCGACCCAAGGCGGCAACCGCCTGGATCGCGCCATGTCGGGGGCCCAGCGCCTGCGGGCCGACGGGGCCAAGGCGGCCACGGGCCTGAGCGCGGCCGTGGCCAACCGCATCGATCGGAACCGGAACGGCGGCGCCGGCTGAGCCGACCAGCTCGGCCGGGGGCTGGACCTGATCCCGGCTGCATCAACCTGCTGAACAGAGGAGGCCGTCATGAAGGCCTATACTTTCGAGACCGGCCTGCCCGGCCTCAGCGATCTTATCCATTCGGAGTATGATCCGACCTATACGACCGACAAGCGCGTCGGCCTGGGCGGCGTCGGCACGGCGCGAGCCTTTGCGGCTTTCGTGCTTGTCGGCACGGTGCTGATCGGCGCGGCGACCGTCACGGCCGGCGCCGTGGTCGGCACGGGCAACGGCGCGATCGGCGTCGTTACGGCGGACACCGGGGCCGCTGCGGGCCAGTACGAGGTGGTCATCGTCTCGCCGGCGGCCGACGGGGGCGCCTTTCAGGTGATCCGTCCCGACGGAAGCCTGGACGGCGCGGGCAATGTCGGCTCGCCTTACAACGGCGCCATCAACTTCACCCTGTCGGACGGTTCGGCGGACTTCGTCGCCGGCGACCGGATTCCGGTTTCCGTCGCCTATGAGGACGGGGTGATCGAGAAGGATGCGCCGTGGGATCCGGCGGCGACGGACGGCTCGCAGATCATCACCGGCGTCAACCTGTTGTCGGCCGAGGCGCCGGTCGGGGTGGATGTCGAGCTGACGGTCCTGGCGCGCGGCCCGGTCATCATTCGTCGCGAGGCCATCGTCTGGCCGCTGGGCGTCACCGACGGCCAGAAGGAAGCGGCCTACCGCCGTCTGGCTTCGCTGGGCATTCAACCGCGCGTCAGCGGCTGAGCCGGCAATCCGGGCCCTCGGCGGCCCGGCATCCCTGAACACTGAAATGATAGGAGGGCTCCGATGGACCCCGATGAACTGTTGGACAGCGGCTCGCTGCTGCCCCTGACGGCCGCGCACCACACCGGCCTGATCAACTCCGTCCCCGACCAGTTCGGCCAGCTCAATGCCGACGGCATGTTCCCGAGCGAAGGCCTGGACACGCCTTACGTCCGCATCGACATCGATGACGGGGTCATCACCGCTCTGCCGGTCACGGAAGGTGGCCGCCCGTCGACGATCGCTCGCCATGGCAGGGGCCAGGGCGTCATCTTCGAGATTCCGAACGTCAGCCACGAGGACTCCGTGCTGGCGGCGGACATCCGGTCCTGGATGGCCTACGCCAGGCGCACCCGCACGCCGGACGATGCTCTGATCAACAAGGTCGAAACCCGTCACCGCCGCAACCGTCTGAAGTTCTCCATCACCCTTGAGGTGATGAAGATCTCTTCGCTGAAGGGGCGGATTGTCGATGGCGCCAATCAGCTCATCTACGACCTGAATGAGGTGTTCAAGCTCCAGCAGCGGGTGGTCTATTTCGACCTGGACGATCCGACCTTCGACGTGCCGGCCGCGCTGGAGGAGGTGCTTTCCGGCACGGAAGAAGAGCTGGTCAACGACACGATGACCGGGCTGGAGGTCCGCATCGCGCCTGAGTTCTACAGCAAGATCATCCGGCACCCGTCGGTTGAGAAGTATTTCGCCGGCACGCCCGCCATGCTCCAGCTGCTGAACCAGCAGCGCGAGAAATCCGCCACCAGCTTCCGTCGCGTGATCGAGATCGCCGGCTGCACCATCCGCGAGTACCGCGCGCGGGTGAAGCTGTGGGGAACGGAAGGCACGACGCGGCTGCTCGACGCCAAGGAAGGTGTTTCCTATCCGACCGGCACGATCGAGGCGCACGTCACCTATGCGGCCCCGCCGCTGGATATCCGCGAACTGGACGGCTCGACCTTCTCGGACGAGGATCTGATCCATTTCTCGGAAGAGGTGATGAAGCACGGGGCGGGTCTGGAATGGAAGTACCAGATGAACTCGCTGCCGATCTGGCGGAAGCCTCGCCTGACCACGAAGTGGGTCTGGGGGCCCAAGCCCTGAGATGGGCTTCGGGCAGCATCTGACGGCCATGGTCGCCGAGGTGGATGATCACCTCGGCGATCGTGCGCTGTGGACGGGCGTGGCCGGCGAGGTGCGGGTCCACCCGGCCGAAGAGGACGCGATCGCACGGTATGGCGACGCGTCGCACATCTTGACGGCCCGCGCCGTCGAAATCCATCAGCGCTGGATCGCCGAACCAGAGGAAGGCCAGCAGGTACAGCTGCTGGACGACGTGACCGGCGCGGTACGCGAGACGCTGAAGATCGTGGGGGATCCGCGTCGCAATGAAGACGGCTGGTGGCTGTGCGCTGTCGTTCCGGTCGGAGGCTGAGCCATGGGCAGCGCACGTGAAGCCGCCGCCAAGGGGGTGAAGGCGCTGCTGGAAGCCGCCGCGCCCCACGCCGAGGTCAGGCGCGACCAACCCTGGCCGAAGCGGCCGGATCCGGGCGGCACCATCATTCTGCACGACGGCGATCCGGGGGAACCGGAGGTGACCCTGTCGCCGCTGCTCTACACCTACACCCACGAGTTCGAGGTCGAGGTTCTGGGTCCGCCGGGCTCGACCAATCGGCACGAGCTGCTGGACCAGCTGCTGATCCCGATCGGCGACAGGATTGAAACGGATCGAAGCCTGGGCGGCGTCGCCGAATGGGTCGAGGCGACGGCGCCGATGACCGACGATGTGACCTTGGAAAGCGCCGAACCGGTGCGGGGCGCGCAGCTCAGCATCATCGTCGTCTACTCGACGTCCAACCCGCTGACCTGATCGGCCCAAGCCGATCGCACCTGGCTGACCTCGTCCGGCCCCAGGCGGACACCCCTCATGATGGAGAACTGACATGGCACGCGCACGCGGCGCCAACGCCCGCATGGCCTTGGCGATTGAACAGACTTTCGGCTTCCCGCCCGCGACCGGCTTTGGCCTGATGGCCTTCGTCTCGGCGTCGCTCGGCGAGGAGCAGCCGCTGATCGACGGTGAACTGCTGGGCCGGGGTCGAGAGCCCAGCGAGCCCGGCCGGGACGCCGTGACGAACACCGGCGACGTGGTCGTGCCCATCTGCGCACGGCAGAGCGGCGTGTGGCTGAGGATGCTGCTCGGCGCCCCGACCAGCGCGGCGGGCAAGGCGGCGCGGGGAACGATCACCTTTTCGGCCCAGCCCGTAAACAATGCGACCATCAGCATCGGCGGCCAGGCATTCACCTTCGTCACCGGCACGCCAACCGCCAATCAGATCCAGATCGGCGCGACGCTTCCGGCTACGGTGGCGAACGCCGTGCGCGCCCTGAACGCCAGCGCCGTGACAGGCGTCGCGGCGGCCACTTATCGCCAGAATGACCGTGGCAACGCCATTCTGATCCAGCACGACACGCTGGGCGTGTCGGGCAACAGCTTTGCGATCGAGGCCGGCGACACGCCAGCGTCGAACGCCACGGCCTCGGGTGCGACGCTGACCGGCGGCGCCGCGTCGGGCGGGTATCGTCACACCTTCACCAGCGGCGCGGCGGTGCTGCCATCCGCCTCGATCGAGCTTCAGCATCCCGAGGTTCCCGCCTTCAACATGAACTACGGCGTGAAGGCCAACACCCTGGGCGTTCAGATGCAGCGCGGGGGCAATCTGACCGCGACGCTGGGTCTGATCGCCCAGGGCGAATCCGTCGCCACGGCGTCGGCCGCCGGGGCGGTGGCCGCAGAGATGGCGGTCGCGCGCTTCTCGCAGTTCTCGGGCTCGGTGCTGCGTCACGGCGTGCCTATCGCGGATCTGGTCAGCGGCCAGTTCAACCTGTCGAACGGACTTGATCCAGTCCCGGCTATCCGCAGCGACGGCCGCGTCAGCGGTATTGACGAAGGCGCTCTGGCCCTGACGGGGCAGATCGGCGTCCGTTACAGCGGGCCTGAGCTGCAGCTGCAGGCGGAGAACGGCGAGGCCAGCGACCTGGAACATATGTGGACGCTGCCTGGCACGGACTTCTCGTTGCGGCTGATCCAGCACCGCGTCTTCCTTCCTAAGGCGAAGCGCCCCGTGACGGGGCCGGGCGGCATCCAGGCGGACTACGCCTATCAGGCGGCCGTCGATCCGACGCTTGGTCGGGCGCTGACCGTCATCCTCGACAACGACGTGGCCGGTTCGGCCTACGGCGCCTGAGGAGGGGTCTGAACCATGCTTCAGCTGAAGATCGCCGCCCAGCCGGAATGGCTGGAGCCGGCGCACGGCGTGCGCGTGAAGATGCTTCCGCCCTCGACGCCTGTGATCGTGGAAGCCCGGCGGATCAGCGCCGGGCTGATGGTGGCCCACGGGGTCGAGATGGATAACGACGGCGTCGGCCACATGGGCCAGGCTCTGTTCGTCATGACGGCGGCCTATGTGGCGGCCGGCGCACTCGAATGGGAGGGCGTGGCCGACGATACCGGCTCGCCCGCCCAGACGCTGACGCCCGAGCAGGTCGTGGCCCTGTTGGGACAAGAGCCCGAGATCTTCGATTTCTTCGACAGGGGGTACGCCAGCGAGGTGTACGCCCTGATGTCGGAAAAAAAAGGATCGTCTCCCTCGCCGAGTGGCAGTTCGGAGAGGGAGGCGGATCCTACTGCCGGGACAGCTGCCGACGACAATACTGCGGGGGTGAAGGCGAGCCCTGCCCCTTCGACCAGCACGCGCCGAAAACCCCGCAAGGGCGCCGCGTCTGGGACATCCTCGACGCCTGCGCCGGCCAGTTGAGGTCGAGCGGGTTCGGCGCCTTCGCCCTGGACTACGGCGCCGTGGTCGCCTTCGCGCAGCTGGGCGGGCCGATGGACGAGGCGACGCGGTTGCTGATGTCCGAGGCCCTGCCTCTGGTCGAGGGGCAGATCATCAAGGGCCTGCGCCGGGAGGATGAAGAATGAGGGTCAGAACGAGCATCAGCGCCGATGGCCTGGCGGCCGAGATCGAGAAGGAGCTGGCACGGGACATCACCGTCAGCATTCGCGAGGGAACGGATCTGCTGAAGAGCCGACTGAGGGCCGAGACCCAGTCGGCCTTCAAGGGTAACCGATTGCCGAAAGCCTGGCGGGGCAACGTCTACCCGAAAGGACAGGACAGTGTCGACGCCGCCGGTTTTGTCGCGGTGCGAAAAAAGGCGGCCGAAATCATCGAGACGGCGATCGAGGCAACCGTCATTCGGGCCAAAGGTGGGCGCTGGCTGGCCATCCCGACCGAGGCGGCCGGCAAATTCGGCCTGAAGCGCGGGGCCAACGGCATGGGCGCCACGGTCAACAAGCGCGGAGCGCGCGAGCGGATCACGCCCGGCGGCTTTGAGCGCAGGACAGGGATCAAGCTTCGGTTTCAGGAAGAATTGAAGAGCGGGGGGCGCCGCGCCTTCCTGTTCGCTGATCAGGCCATGCTCGGCCCCGGCGGGGGGGCGCGCCCCTATCGCTCAAAGGGGCGAGGCTCCCGGCTGTATGGCCCGGCGGGAAAGTCGATCCTCGTTTTCATTCTGATTCCGCAGATCACCACACGAAAACGACTGGACCTGGACGCCATCGCCAATGAGGTCGGGGGCAGGACCGCCGGACTGATCGTGCGCAAAAGGAGCAGCTGAAATGACCACCAAGCAAATCGCTCTCCGCATCGAGGCACAGGGCGGTCAGGACGCTGTTCGGATCGCCCAGACAGTGGAAGCAGCTGTCGAACGAATGAACAAGGGTGCCGAGTCCGGATCGGACAAGGCGGCCGCCGCCAAAAAGCGGGAAGTTCAGGCGCTGCGCGACTACGCCGCCGCCGCGCGGGATGCGGAGCGCGCCGCGAATAGCGATCCATCGCAGACGCGTTCCCGGGTGGACGTCGCTACCGGCGTGACGGGCGGGACCAATGCCCGCGCCTCGGTCTCTGCGCGCACCTTCGAGGCGGCGGAACGGGGATATGATCGGCGGGCCCAGGTGCTGCTGGAGACCCTGAACCCGGCTTGGGCAGCGCAGCAGAAGCTCAATCAGGAACTGGCCGAATACGACGCTCTGGCTCGGCGGGGAAAGATCACGACAGAACAGCTGGCCCAGGCGCAGAACCTCGCCAAGCAGCGCTACAATGAGACGACGGCGGCGCTGGACCGGCAGGGCAAGGGGCTGAGCCGCAACGTCATGGCGTCACGCCTGAACCTGGGGCGTCAGGGCGCGGACGTGTTTACCACGGCCGCCATGGGCATGAACCCGGCCATGATCGCGATCCAGCAGGGACCGCAGATCCTGGACGCGTGGTCCACCTCGGCCATCAAGCTGACGGGGCCGTTGACGATGCTGGTCGGCAGCGTCGGGCTACTGGCCGGAGCTACCGGCGCCATGGCCGTGGCCTGGAACCAGGCGGAAAAATCGTCAGCGGCGTTGGACAGGGCCGCGACTGGCCTTGGACGCACGGCCAAGATGTCCGGTGCCGAGCTGAAGGCGGCCGCCGAGGCCGGTGCTGAGGCGGGCGAGATCTCGATCAAGTCTGCGCAGGAGATGGCGACCGCCTATGTCTCGACCGGCAAGATCGGCGGCGAGGTGATGAGCGGCCTAGTTGCCGTCACCAAGGATTATGCTGCCTTCATGGGCGTGGACGCCAAGGCAGCGACAGAGTTGCTGGCCAAGGCGATGTCGGAACCGGACAAGGCGGCGCGCGACATGACGCGTCAGTTCGGCCTGTTGGATCAGAAGACGCTCGACCAGATCGACAGCCTGACCAAGCTGGGTGATCGAACGGCGGCGCAGAAGGTTCTAATGGAAGCGCTGACCGGCGCTATGAGCGGTCACGCTGACAAGGTCGATGAACTGACCAGTTTCTGGGATGTCGCCACCCGCAGCATGTCCAACTACTGGACCAAGCTGGGAGAGTGGTTGCAGACCACGCGCGATGAGCGGATCGAGAACCTTGAGCTTCGTCGCGATGCGGCGTTGACGCCGTTCGCGCGCCGCCAGGCTGAGACGAAGCTGTTCACTGAGACCTTCCTCCGCGATTGGGATAATCGCGAACGTGAGGATGCCGCGAACTCAGCGGCCGCCAATCAGGCGGCGCAAGAGGCGAAGGATCGCGCGGACGCCGGGAAGAAGGACCGGGACAAAGCTGCACGGGATGCTGAGCGCGCCCGTCGCGAAGCCGAGCGTCAGGCCCGCGAACTGCTGCAGCGGACGCGGCGGGAGGAAGACGTCCAGTCCAACCTCTCGCTGCAGGAAGCCAAGGCGACCAACAATCTGGACCGTGTCCGCGACCTTGAGGCAGAAGCGCGGGTCCGTGCACGCATCCGCCAGTTGGAAGACGACGGCGTGGCGGCGGCCCTGGCGAAGAGCCGTGCCACTCAGGAAGAGCAGCGGCTGCTGGAAGCGATGAAGGTCCAGCGGGATGAAGAGGGCCTGAAGCTGCAGCGTGAAGCTGAGGCGCAGGTGATGCGGCTCCTGGGCGAAGAACGATCACTGGAGAACCAGCGCCAGCGGATCGAGCATGAGGACCGTATCCTTGCCTTTCAGAAGGCGGGCTATGACCTGGCGACCGCGACCAACCTCGCTGAGGCGCAGCGCAACCAGTTGGTCGAGGCGCGCGCCGCTGCACTGAAACGGACGATCGCTGACGCCAAGACGGAGCATCGGCTGAACCTGGCGCGTCTGTCGGGTGACGAAGAAGAGTATCGCCGGTTGAGCGTTGCCGATCGTATTCAGCGGCGCGCGCGGGAGATCGAACAGCGCGGAAACCTGAATCGCGGCGAGGGCCTGAAACAGGCGGGACGCGAAATCAAGGAAGAGCTGGATGCTGCGCTTACGGGCGCCCGTCGCGCCTGGACGAGCAATATGCTGCTGGACATCAAGCGCAGCGGTCTAGGCGATGCTCTCTATGACCAGTTGGACCGCGCCACGGACAAGTGGCTGGTCAAGCTCGGCGACGCCCTGGGCGAGCTGGATTGGGGCGGATTCCTTAGATCGCTGGGCGGCGGCTTCAGCAGCGGCGGGATGGATCTGGGCGGCGCCCTTTCGCAGTTGTTCGGAAGCGGCCACGCGGCAGGGACGGACTTCTCCGAG